CGGACTAAACAAGGAGAATTACCTTGCAGGCACCAACAACACACGTAATTATTCCAGATACTCAGGCTAAGGCTGGAGTACCAACAGACCATCTTAAATGGATTGGTCAATACATTGTGGACGAGTTCCACGATAAACCTATTAAAATTATTCACTTAGGTGACCACGCAGACATGCCGTCTTTGTCCATGTATGACAAAGGCAAGAAGGCTATGGAGGGTCGCCGTTACAAACAGGACATAGAAGCAGCCAATGAAGCATGGAGAATACTTAATCAAGCCCTCACGGACTTCAATGCGAATCGTCGTAAGACCAGGCACGGTAAATGGAACCCTGAGAGGCACATCCTCCTTGGCAACCACGAAGATAGAATCAACCGTGCTGTCTCAATGGATGCACAACTTGAGGGAGTTGTTACCACCGACCACCTCGACTACGAGCGAAGCGGATGGAAAGTAAGTCCTTACTTAGAAATCCTGTGGTTGGACGGTGTTGCGTACAGCCATTACTTCTACAACCCAATGACCGGCAAGCCCCTAGGAGGCAACGTTGAAGCGAGACTTAAATCCATTGGCCATAGTTTCACGATGGGCCACCAACAGACGCTTGCGTACGGGCTTAGATTCGTCGCTGGCAAGAGCCAACATGGCCTTGTTGCGGGCGCATGCTACCTCCATGATGAAGACTATAAAGGCCCGCAGGGGAACGCACACTGGCGAGGAATAATTGTTAAACACGAGGTACGTGACGGTAGTTACGACCCCATGTTTGTATCGCTTGACTACTTATGTCGACGCTACGAAAAGATGCCACTGGTGCAGTTCATGAAAAAGAAATACCCAAACGTAGAGTATTCTTTTTAATGTGGTCATTTATTCTTGAAGGCATTGGTATGACCGGTGCGTATCTTGCTGGACGCAAAGTGTGGTGGTCATGGGTAATTCTTTTTGTCAACGCTTTTTTGTGGACAATTTATGGCTTCAAAACCCACCAATACGGCTTTTGTATTGCTAGTCTGTTCTATGGCCCAATCTACCTTAAAAACACAATCCATTGGAGGAAACGTGATAAGCGTATTCACTCCTAGTCACGACCCTAAGTACCTAGACCAGTGCTACCGTTCGCTCAACGAGCAGACCAATAATAACTGGGAATGGATAGTTCTCCTTAACGGCGATGCCGACTGGGACCCACCCAAGGACGCAAGGGTTGTGGTGTACTACTCCGTGGCAGAGGGCGTGGGTGCTTTGAAACGTGAAGCCGTATCATATTGTACGGGCGACGTGTACCTGGAATTTGACCACGACGACATACTTATGCCTAACGCACTCATGGAAGTTGAGTACGTTTTTGATAAGTTTCCTGATGTTGGGTTTGTATACTCTGACACAGCCCAAATCCTCGAAGATGGCAAGCCAGACGATTCTGAGTTTGACCCAGCCCACGGTTGGAAGTACTACGTAGAGGATGGATACAAGGGTGCTTTATCCTTTGAGCCTTACCCCCACAACCTTTCCTACATTTGGTATGCCCCTAACCACCTAAGAGCCTTCCGCAGGGACCTATACGACCAAATAGGGGGCTATAACGCCAATCTAGAGGTACTAGACGACCAAGACATTATGGCTCGTATGTACCAGGCAACCAAGTTCTACCACATTCCTGAGATTCTGTACCTGCAACGTGTACATCCAGACAACACTCAAACTGTACGTAACGCCGAGATTCAGACTGGCACCGTGGAGTTGTATCACCAGACCGTAGAGCGTAACGCCGTGGCTTGGGCTAAGCGTGAGGGTCTGCTTGCCCTTGACCTGGGTGCACACCACAACAAGGCTGAGGGGTTCCTTGGTGTAGACCTACGCCCTGGCCTCGGTGTTGATTACGTGGGTGACATCTTTGACATGGACATAGCCGACGGTAGCGTTGGTGTTATCCGTGCTCACGATTTTATGGAGCATTTGCCTAACAAGGTAGCGTTTATGGAATGGTGCTACGACAAGTTGGCACACGGTGGCATGTTGCTATCTATGACCCCAAGCAGTGATGGACGTGGTGCGTTCCAAGACCCAACACACATTGCGTTCTGGAACGAGAACTCGTTCTGGTATCACACCGACAAGACATACTCTGACTTTATTGATGGTCGTGTGCGTTTCCAGGTGTCATGCCTACGCAGTTTCTTTCCTAGCAAGTGGCACCACGACAATCACATTCCCTACGTTCAGGCTAACCTCATTGCGGTCAAGGAAAAAACCCACGACTTTGGTGGAATACTGAGTATTTGACAAACTCGTTTCGAGTGCCTAAGATGGTTGGCACTCTAGGAAGGAGTTACATGAGATTAGTTGAAAAACCAATTATCACTAACGTGTTAGTTCAAGAACTACACGAGAAGAGCCAAGTTGCTAAGCCAACTGCTAAAGGTACACCGCTACGGTATTCATCATCGTTTGGGTGTAGTCGTCAGCAAGGGTATGCGGCTTTCGGCGCACCAGCATCAGAGCCAATGGACGAAGCAGGTGCATGGGTCACTGGGCTAGGAACAATCATTCACGAAGCGTTGCAGGATGCGATTAGTCGTCGTTTCCCATCAGCGCAGTTTGAAGTTGCATCACAGGTGGGCGAAGTATCAGGCTCTTGCGATGCACTCATTGACGTGTATGACGTTGGGACTAACTACGGTGGCACACACATCCTCTATGAGTTGAAGACTATGGGTACATGGTCATTTGATTCACAGGTGGGCTGGTCACGTATGCGTGGCACGTTCTCCAAGGAGGGTGGCAAAGGCCCAGCACTTAAGGCGATTACCCAAGCAGGTATGAACGCTTTAGGTATTGAGTTGGAAAATCCTAAAATCCGAATTGAGACAGTCGTTATGGGTTCTATTACCTTTGAAGCATTGTCGAAGCAGAAGGCATCGAACATGGGCATCGACGGCGTAAACCGTTTCCTTGCCGAGTATGAGATTCCTCGTTCGGAGTGGGAGCCACTAGCGATGGCAGAACTTGCTCGCATGAACAGCATCGCATCAGTAGTCAACCAGGGATACTTGCCTGACCGCATTGCCCTAGACGACAATGGTGTGGCAGTTGAACTGAACCCTAACAGCAGTGCATGGCAGTGTGAGTACTGTGCGTTTAGGACATTATGCAAGCAAGATGGTTATGGACAGGTACGAGTAATGGATAGCGAGGTAAGTAATGAATAGTCCAATGGTAACCGTAAAGGGCAACAACGTTGAGTTGAAGATGTTTCCCGACTCACTCGATGCCGACGACTGGGCAGTTGTACTTAAAGAGGAAGACGGAACGTCCGTTTACCTTGCCCACCTAACAAATTACGAGGCATGCCTTGACACTATGGATTCGTTCATGGTCTCATTTGCATCACTCGGCTATGAATTAAACTCAGAGTTCTAAGGAGAACACATGCAATCAAACGAAATAAACGAATTAGCAATGGCATTGGTATCAGCACAGGCTGAGTTCAGTGCAGTACCAAAGGGGTCTACCAACCCATTCTTTAAGAGCAAGTATGCGGCTCTGCCTGACGTAGTGGCAAGTGCAAGCCCAGTGCTAGCCAAGCACGGATTAGCAGTTAGTCAGCACATCGCTACTGGTATGAACGGTTCTGACATTCTTGTTACGTACCTTATTCACACATCAGGTCAGTACATTGCACACGACATGACACTACACATGGTCAAGGACGACCCACAGGCACAGGGCAGTGCGGTTACATACGCACGTCGCTATGCCTACATGTCTGTTCTTGGTCTCGTTGCAGATGACGACGACGATGGCAACAGCGCAAGCAAGGCTAAGGCAACCGCTAAGCCACAGGAGAAGTCTTCGTTGGACGTGATGCGAGATTTACTATCAAAGAAGTTCGCCATGCAGTCCGAGCGTAAGCAGTTCTGTGAGGAAAAGGTGGGTCGCACCCTCAAGTCACTGAACGACTTGTCCGATGCTGAAGTCGCTGGCATCATCATGGAGTTGTCATGACCAAATGGAAAGACTGCAATCACAAGTGGTTACTGAGCATTACTCAGAACGCCCCTTATGTTTACTGTCCTGAGTGCGAAGCATCATTCAAACCCATGAACCAACAACTGCCTTACAAGGGCATAGTTCCGGACAAGTACAAAAAATGACAGTCATCATCGGTTACACAGACGGTAAAAACTACGCCATTGGCGGAGATTCAGGTGCTTTTGATGAAGGTGGCCTTTACCAGTTGTCGGGTGAGCCGAAGGTGTGGAAGTCAGGCGATGCGCTAATGGGTGGTGCGGGAAGTTTCCGCATCATCGAATTAGCCCGCAAGTCCGGTCTTAATGACCCATACGCATTACGTAATCACCTTGTAGAAGCAAATCCTGGAGGTGAGTGGACCATTTTAGTTGTGACCAAGAAAGCGTTATACGAAATCTCAGATGACTTTTCAGTTATCAAGTTCAAAGAGAATTATGCATCTATTGGTGCTGGCAACAGTGTTGGCACTGGTGCTATGGCCGTTCTTGCAGAACAAAAGGTCGCAGTAGACGTGGCTATTAAATCAGCATTAAAGATAACGGCTAGGCATAGCAACATGGCAATGCCACCGTTCAATGTATTAAAAAGTTAGGAGTAATAATGAGTGGTATCCAAGTTAAGTCAGACAAGAGGACATACAGCATCCTTATTAACTGCCCCAAGTGCGGTGCGGATTGTTATGAGGAAGCATCGGGACGTGATGACAAGTTCCTGCGTGTCTATGCATTGAAGTGCTTAGAGTGCGCAACATTGTACTCAATGAATGTAATCCTGCGTACTGAAAGAACATCGAACCCTCCACACAGGAAATTCAAATGAAAAAGTGGGTTTGCCCTAAGTGCTTGTTGTTAATTGAAACATCAGCAATAGAGGTAGTTCACCGTTGTCCCAGCAACAAAAGCAAACTTACACACTTCGAGACTAAGGAACAAAATGAACAACGAGATAGAACTTAATTACCTCCGAGAGAGGAACGAGGTATTGTTAGGTCGAATAGAAGAATACCTTATGGAGAACAGCAACTTACAAAGAAAGGTGCGCGAATTACAAATACACATTGCACGCCTTCGCCATCCGTCAGGGAGAAAAGATGATTAAGTCGACCATTGCAGTTCTAACGGCAGTAACGACGTTTTCGTTTATGCCATCAACAGCACCAGCAGAAGCACCACAACCAATCTTGGTAGAGACGGCGATGCCCACCCCCCCATTGCTGTCTCTACCCAGAGATGTACAAACCAGATTCACATGCGTTGCATACCGAGAGAGCCGTGGCAAAGTAGTTGATACCAACGTGGTATCAGGTGCTCAGGGTATGTTTCAATTCATGCCTGACATTTGGCAGTTCGCTCGCAACTATGTAAAAGGTTTGCCACCCACACCTAATCAGGCAGATGTCTACCAACAACAAGCAGTGGCAGTATTTTATTACAACAGAAACAACGGGTTATACCCAGAATGGACGGATGGTTGCTGATGAACCCCACCTTTAACGCAATACTAAAAGAAGTGCAGGAGATGCACGACAGGAAGTCTAAGGATTATGGACGACCAGAGAACCCGTATTACAACATTCGACAGAGTATGTCTTTTGGGATACCCTCATGGGTGGGTGCTTGTCTGAGAGCCAATGACAAAATGGGTCGTATACAACTTGCGGCTCAAGGCTCATCTCTTGCTAACGAAGGTGTAGAGGACTCATTGCTCGACATGATTACCTACCTCACCATTGCACTGGACGAGTTCAGGAATGGAAACTGATTACCGCAAGGCTCTTTGTGTACTCATTGACCAGGGGTTAGTTACTACCGAGCAGGTAAGGGTAGCGGTCAACAAGGCCAAAGAACTACAAATCAAAGAGAACCAGAACAGTAAGACGTGGCAATCTGCGTATCGCTTGGCTGATTCACTACACAAGGCCATCATTGCTAACGGAAACAAAACCTTCCGTATCAACCGAGGCACTATGGGTGACATCGAATACCTCATAAGGGTATGCAACTACACCGAGCAAGAGATACAGGGTGTCATTGATTACTCACAGGAGAGTGACTTCTGGTGCGCCATCATACTCAGTCCAGAGAAACTGCGTAAGCACTTCGACCAACTCTACATCAGGTACAAGCAGGATGCAAAGGTTGCACCAATGGTAGACCGTACTGAAGATGTCGTTGCCAAGTTGCGCGAGTTCGACCGTAGATGGGAAGAGAGAAAGGCAGAGGCAGTACCGATGCCTGCTAACTTTAAGGATGTATTCAAACGAAAGGCAGTTAATGAAAAAAATAACGATGACTGAGCAAGCAATGATTCAGAACATCAACGAAGCAGTTGACTCAGTGATGCTCCCATTGCTGACCGAACTGGTGACGCTTGGCGTATCACAGGAACTAATTGGCACAGCGATGATGAACATTGCAGAACGAAAGTTGGACAAGCATGATGACACTAATTAACATACTGGTTGACGTATTTTTCGTAGGTGCTGTTGCATTATTGTTGTTTGTGTTATTTGGTATTTTTGGTGCGTGGAAATGACGACAACATCATTTGTAATCATTCTTGTCTGTATTTGGGCTCTTACATGGATGGCTATTAAATAATGACAACGCCACAGAAGGCTAAGGGTTCTCAGTGGGAGCGTGATGTTGCTCGGTACTTCAATGACCGAGGACGTGTCACCATTGAACGCCGTTACGGTGCAGGCAACACCATCGACAAGGGAGACCTGAATGGGCTACCTGGCATCGTGTTTGAGTGCAAGAACGTAGGGAAGATAACCCTATCTACAATCGTTGATGAGGCACTGCATGAGCAGAGCAATGCAAAGGCCGATTATGGGGTCAGCATTATCAAACGCAGAAATCGTGGTGCAAAGGAAGCCTATGTCGTGATGACATTAGAACAGTGGATTTCCTTGCTAAACGAGACCGAAAGGTGATAGAATTACATCGCTGTAATTACATTAGAAAGAACAGGTATAGAAATGAGCACCACCATCATAGGCAGATTGACAGCAGACCCTGAGATTAAGTTTACCAACAACGGCACAGCCGTGGTTAACTTCTCAGTAGCAGTGAACCGCAAAAAGGGAGAAGAGGAATACGTCTCTTATTTCGATGTAACTGCATGGGGCACACTTGCACAGGGTGTCGCCGATTCACTTCAAAAGGGTGACAGAGTTGTTGTAAATGGTTTTCTAACCCAAGACCGTTACGAGAACAAAGAGGGCAAGACAGTCAGCAAGACTCTTATCAGTGCAGAAGCGGTAGGTCCAGACCTTCGATTCGCTACCGCCGTTGTTAACTCAGCCAAGAAGAAAGAAGAAGCAGACTTTTAATGGCTGATTGGTCGCTTGCTAAATGCATAGGGTTGACCAAAACATTTTTCAGCGACCGCCAAAGCAGTGTCTTAAGTGCTAAAAACATTTGTGTCCAGTGCCCCATCAGATTCGATTGTCTGATGTGGGCATTGGAACACAGAGAAGCGTGGGGCATTTGGGCTGGTCTTGACTATCATGAGTTGAGAATAGTAGCAGTGTCTCTTGGCTATGAGCCACCCAGCAGGACAGAGACAGAAGTAGAACACGGCACAGAACGTGGATGGGCGTGGCATCGCCGTAAGAAAATAAATGACCCAACGCACGAGACGTGCCAACCCTGCCTAGATGCATACAATGCAGCAACTCGAATACGGGTAGCAAAATACAGAAAAAATAAATGACTTGACAGCCGTTCTTAAACGTGCTTTAATTGCTTGTATCAATTAACAACACCTTAAGGAGGGTGAGATGACAGTACAAGTAAAGTGGGAAAACCCCACAAAGGCAGTAAGAGGTTCAGTCAAGGGTCGTAAGTGGGCACACGTAAAGGTTGCACTACTTGAGAACCCTGGCAAGTGGGCTTTGATTAAGTCAAGCAACAAGAAAGTAACGCCACCTAAAGAGTTTTTAGGCAAAGACTTTCAACGCAATTACCGCACCGAAGATGGAATACACAAGGTGTATGTTCGTTACGTAGGTAGCAACAATGGATAAGCACTTTGGAGCAGACAACACAGAGGTTCTTTGGTTCTCTGAGATTACTCAGGACATGATTGACAGAGCCTCTCTTAATCAAGAAGCAATAGCAGAACTGTTCGATGAATTAAGCGAAGCAGTTGCAAGCATTTGCCAAGACTATGGAGTTCAGTAATGAAAAAGCGTAAGCCAATAGAAGTACACTTGACCAAGATGCCTAAGCCAAGCGAGATGAACAGCGAGCAGTTAGATGCGTTCATCAAAGACCTGGCTAAATCTCTTAGAGAGCGTCTCAACACAGGTGAGTTGACACGTAAGCAACCACCTAACGAGGACGGTGTTCTATGACAGATTCGTACGGCACTCTTGCATGGTGGTCACACGACACTGATGAGTTGTTCTGCCTAGACTGTTTCCCATCCGTCAAGGACGACTACGACGAGTCCCTAATGAAAATCAACGAAGAGGATTACGGTAAAATCTTCAACAGTGAGCGTCGGGATTGCAGTGCGTGCCTCAAAGTAATCGTTGTAACTGACTACCTATTGGAAAATCAGAACCGTGGATAAGGCAATGACACTTACCATCCGAGGTCAATACGTTAAGTTAGTTTACGAAGTGACATTTGACCAGTGGAAAGAAATAGACTATGCTGTTAACGGTGGTCTTGGGAAAGGCAAACGACCCAATCCATCAAAGGGAACGAGAGACATCGTTACCTTAGTTCGTGAATCAATGCGTCATGTAGACGTTTGATTCCAAAGTGCCTCATGCAGGTATCCCCTTGACCTGTATGACGCTTGGCTAGCCCCGATTAATCTTCTAACTTCTTCAGGATTAGTCGGGGCGTAGCCGTTTTGCCAACCTTCCTATGTACCAACTAATCTCTCTCTCTTGGCTTGCCGTAAAATGACGCCTGGCCCTCGCTCTGGGAAGTTCGTGTCTTGATTCCAAATCTTAATAAAATTGTAACAAAAGTTACTAAGTAGTAACCCTGATTGTAAGTGATTACTTACCGATTATTTATGCATCGGTGTGAGTATTTTCACGCGGTGTTCATTGGTGATTGGTGCGGTCATTGCATAATTATGCAGTCGTTTTCGAGCCAATTTTCGGGTGTGTGTTTTTCACGTTTTTTCGTGTGTTTTCTACCCTCTCATCAGGTGTTTCATAGGTGTAAATGAGTTCGCACCTATACATACTTATGTCCTAAAATCGTGTTAGCGGTTTCCGCCATCAGCAAGGGGCTGATTGGTTCGTGATTCCGTCAAGGGGGCTTGGCTATGTCAAGCATCGAAGAAGCAGTATCAGAAGTACATGAGTGTGCGCACTGTCACGTTGTTGTTGAGCGTGACGATGTTGCAGTTGTGAATGGTGTCATCGTTCACGACGATTGCATCGATGACTATGCAGACTCATTGAAGGTTGCGTGTGACGATTGTGGTGAGTTGTGCGAGCGCGATTCACTCACAACTACATCACGCAACGAAGACGTGTGTGTTGATTGCATCGACAATAACTACTTTGAGTGTGAGCGTTGTAGTGACTGCACACACAATGATGATGGTTGCAATGTGACAGTGCATCGCGGTGAGCAGTTGTGGTGTGAAGGTTGCGCTGAAGACGACACGTTCAGTTGTAGTCAGTGTTGCCAGTTGTTCTCGTTGCGTTCGTTTCATGGTAATTGGATTAATGATGAAACGTATTGTGATGATTGCGCTAACAACATCGGCTACTTGTGCGAGCAGTGCGATGAGTTCTTCACTCACGATGAAGAACACGAACACATAATTCAGAGTTACGGTTACAAGCCATCACCAATTTTTCACCCTGAGTCAATTACGTTCAGCGTTCAAGGCGACGGTTCATACTTCAATGATGCATCGCGTGGAAAAATTGTTGATGCCGATGGTGTTGCGATTGAGCGTGCCTCTCTCGCGTACTACGGAATTGAATTAGAGACTGAGCACCCGATTGGTCGTTCAACACGTGATGCCAATGCGAAGGCGTTTGCTCAAGCGATTAGCACTGACGATGCGTATCTCAAGTACGACGGTTCACTCAACAATGGTTTCGAGATTGTTAGTCACCCTCGTTCACTTGATTCATGGCGTGAGTTCGCACCAGAGTTCGGTGCAGTGTTGCGTGCGCAAGCAAGCGTTGGTGTGCGTGCATGGAACACGACGACAGCAGGATTGCACGTACACGTTTCGCGTGTTGCGTTCGATGGTGTGTCGCACGTTTCACGATTCGCGTTGTTGTTTGCGAACAACGATGTTGAGTTTGAGCGTGTCGCAAGTCGCGTGAGTGACTACGCATCGTTTGTACTGTTACGTCATCGCGGTGTGGTGAAGAAGTGTGCAGGTAAGAGTTACCCTAATCACGCTGATGCCATCAACTTGAGTTGGCCACAGACTGTTGAAGTGCGCATCTTCAGACCATCACTCAGCATCAACAGGGTGATTGGTTCGATTGAGATTGTTGCGAGCGCACTTGAGTACACGCGCAACTTAACTATCAAGGACATCAACTTGGGTGCGCTCACTTTTGAGCGTTATGAAAGTTGGGTTCATGGTCACGATTACCCTCTCGCATCACGCATCATCGGTGGCGAGAGATTCCGCTTAGACAACACACTAGAAAACTAAAAGAGAGAGAGATAAAAAAATGTGTATAGCGATACTTTCAATAGGCAATGCAATTCCTACACGTGAAGAACTTGTCCGTTCATGCGCGTATAACCCTGATGGATTCGGTTATGCGTTCTTGATTGAGAACAACGATGGCACGCGCTCATTCGTGAGCAGTAAGAGCATGGTTGCCGATGAAGCCATTGACAACTACTTGAGTCACTACGAGCAGTACGCAGAAGTTTGCATTGCTCACGTGTTTCATGCACGCATCGCAACTCATGGTGCAGTTGACATCAATGGTGTTCACCCGTTCGCGATTAGCAACGAGAAGTCGTTACTGATTCACAACGGTGTGCTTGATGTGACGATTGCTAAGAGTGATTGGCGCAGTGACTCACGCGTGTTCGCGGAAGATTACTTGCCATCGTTCGGTGGTGCGCGTGGCATCAATGCATCGCGTGTTGTGTTCGATGTGCTTGATGGATTCGTTTCAGGTTGCAACAGCAAGGTCATCATCTTGAGTGCTGAGAGTGATGTTGAGCCCGTAACAATTCTTGGTGAGTCACTCGGACATTGGGATTACGCGAAGCGTGACATCTGGTTCAGTAACAGTTCATACAAGCCAGCATCGACGTATGGATACACAAGCAGTGCATGGAACAGTGCGCGCGAGATAACAGCACTACGCAGTGCAGAACTTGATGCACTTGATGATTGTGATTGGTACGGCTCACGCAAGCGATTCACCGATGAGGTGTTGTTCGTGTCGTGTGTCAATGCTGATTGCGAAGCGAGCATCGAAGATTATGAAGTCTTGTGTGATGTGTGCAAGTGGTGTCAAGACTGTCAACGTGATTCACTCGCGTGTGTGTGTGAGTTCAGTGCGAACAGTTACGAGGTGTTCCAATGAGAGCGGTGATTCGTTTGTTGTGTGTCTCGCTCTCGTACATCGTTGCGCATTGGGTGTACAACGCACTCTCGTCAACGTCACCGATTACGAACACGCAAGTCAGTGTGTTTAGTTCGTTCATCTTCTTGCTCACACTTGTGTGCTTGTTGATTGGTACAGAAGGGAGAAGCAAGTGAGTGAAAGAAGGCGAAGTAATCGCAAGTGGTGGATTCGCGAAGCGTGTTATTGCGGTCACAACTTTGATGTGCATGACGTTGTGAACATTCTTGGATTCGCGGGTGTTGAGTGTCTCGCGTGTGGTTGTGATGGAAGACCCGCACGCGAGGACATTGAGATTCGCATCACGTTCACGAAGGGAGGAGAAGCATGAGCATCAGCATCGTGCAGAAGCGTGTGCGTGCATCGAAGCGTCGCATCAAGCGCAAGCGTGCAGTGCGTGACATCAAGCGCGCGTGGAAGAAGTTGTTGAAGTAATGAAGTGATGTGTTCGCGTGTTGGTGAGTTGAGTGTGCGCTCACCAGCACGTGGTCACGTGTTAGCACGCTGATACGCAGGATTCCCCTAGCAGGTATCAGTAGGGATTGCAAGTAGCAAGGCTACCTAATCTCGCTCCCTTATTCTGGCAGTCTCAGTTAACGAGTGCCAGCATCTCACGAAAATCTTTGACTGGGTATGTGCCGCGAGCCCCTCTCTTACGCGAACAGGGATATGCTCTACGGTGAACTGTCATTCTCATCAGGTTTTTTGTATACTTTGTGCAGGTTATCACAAGGGCCGCGGAAACATTTGTAAGGGGTTTGAAGAAGAAGAAAGATGCTTTCAAAAAAACTACTACATTTCCTTCAAAAACGCTATCTTTTGTTTGCACCTTTTGGTTACAAGTTGCCCCGCATCACCAACCCTTAAAAGCGTAAAAAGAAGATACTTAGAAGGGGACATCCATCCCGTCATGAACACGAGGCGAGTCTGTGGCAGAGTTCTATGTGCCTCGACAATTCACTCCCAGGGACAAATCCATGAGGTGCGTGTTCGACCGAATACCGCTCTAACCGGCTAACTCCCGCGAGTATCTCCTGGGAGCAATAACGCTCGAACCAGAAGACTCACACTCGGGGGGGACTTACACCCACGACCACTCACACCGGTGGTACATCCATAGTAGCACATTTTGCGCGACATGTTACGCACCTTGGTGTTTATTATGTGTATGCTTGGTGTATGTGTTCTACCTGTGGCTGCGGCCAGCCATTCAACAAGCACGGCGAAAAAGACATACAGACCACCAATCGCAAATATGCCGACCCCAAGATTAAGTTTAAAGCCGTAAAGCCAAAACCTAAACCTAAGCGGCCTTGATTTTTCGCAACCGCCGGCGGGATAATACCGTCACCTCTCTTCGCCTTAAATGGCGTAGAAAGCGTAGACGAGACTATAAGGCTCTCTGGAACGCGGACGGTACGCCACGCTCCTAGAGCAATTTTGCACCTTGGTGCGTTTTTTTAAATTTTTTTTGCCACCGCACAAATAGTGTGTGTATACTATGTGTGTAGGCAATTGGTCGCTTACTCATAGTTTTACCCTTCCTTATGAAAAAATCCCCTCGGTTACGACTGGGGGGATTTTTCATGGTATGCTTAAGTTTATGAAAAAAACATATGCACCACACATCACCTCACTCCTTACAGGAGCAGGGGCAGTACTAGCAATTATTCACCCAGGCTTTCACATCCCAGCAGGGGTACAGGGTCTTATTGCGTCAATATGCGTCCTAGCATCTACATGCATGCAAGGTTTGCACTACGTGCGCAAGAGCAACCTTGAAAGCAACATTATTCTTGCTACACACCTAGCGAACCAGGCGGCGACTTCGGTTCAGCAGGACACAGCAAAATAATGTCACACGGGGAAGTAATCGAACAGTCACTTAAAGCATGGCTTGATGAAAACCTTCCCAAATTTCTCAACCGCATAAACGAGGAATTACCAAGTGATGCACCGTGGGAGATGCCAGTAGTCGAAGACTACGTACTAATTGTTGCTGTAAAGGATTACAACGACGGACTAGGTGGCATCTTTACCATCGGTGACTCAAACGTACCTGGGTACAGGGTTCGTGGGTTGCTTGCTGACGCATTGCACACATAAATGGCTGTAACACCAGTACAACGAAAGAAGTACTTTGAAGCACGCACAGCGGGATTTTCTATTGCGGAAAGTGCTCGCAAGGCGAAGTTCTCGGAGGCCACGGCCTACCGCGTGGAGAAAGCCGCCCAGAATCTACGTGCCGACGAAGGCATAGATAGTTCTGCCAGCAACTACCGAGAGTTAAAAAAAGAAGCCAAACTCTCAGGCCCAATCGCGTATGACAATCTGTCAGACGAAGCCAAGTTAGCACTGGAAGATTTTGGTTATTTCCGTGAACGATACTTTGGTCGTGTGTCTACGCCATGGCAAGAAGAAGCAGGTATTGCACTTGTAGAACTTCTTGAGTCGCCAGAAAAAGAATACGTGGTTATGAACATGCCACCTGGTTCTGGTAAAACAACTCTACTTCACGACATCACCTGCTGGATTATTTGCCGCAACCGCTCTACACGACTTTTGACCGGTAGTGCGACCATGAGCCTAGCCAAGCGAAACCTTATGCGTGTGCGCCGTTCACTAGAACGTGTTATCCCAGAAGTAGCGGATGACCAATTAAAAGCACGTGGCCAAGCCATGGATGCTGTTACTACAATGGCTCACGATTTTGGACGCTTTAAGCCATTGGAAAAAGAACTGTGGACTAACGAAGCGTTCATTGTTATGCAACCAGAAGAGATGGGTGCTATTTCTGAAAAGGAGCCGACACTAAGTGCTTACGGTATGGATAGTGGTTTCATCGGAGGACGCTTCGATGGCTGTTTCTGGGACGACCTTGTGGACCCTCGCAAAGTCCGTTCTGCAGAAATGCGAGAAGCAATGGAAGATTGGTACCAAGACGTGGCAGAAACCCGACTTGAACCTGCAGGTATGCTTGCTCTTATTGGTCAGCGTCTTGCTCCTGATGACCTTTATCGCTTTGCTTTAGACATGGTGCAGCCTCTGGACGATGAGGCCGAACAAGCACTGGACGAACTATCAGAAGAAGAACTGGCAGAACTTCGCCGCGACAAGAAGTACAAACATCTACTCTATAAGGCTCACTATGAAGAAAAGTGTTTACCGGATAATCACAAGCGCACGGCTCCTGCTTACCCCGAAGGGTGTCTCTTGGACCCGCGCCGTCTCGGATGGCGAGACATTTCTAACCTTATGTCCAACCGAGGAGAACGCTTTGCTGTTGTATACCAGCAGGAAGACCTGGCGTTAGACGAAGTACTTGTACGCAATGAATGG